TAAATGTCCCATAAGCCTAAAAACCGCAGAAATCCGTCATTCTGTCCGGACAATGTCCTAAAATGTCCGGACATGTCCCGCTTGTCCCTAGGCATTTTTAGCCATCATCAGAGTCCCCTTAAATTCAGGGCAAATTACCACCCATCCATGCTCATAAGCAGAGATAATTTCGCTTAGGATCAGTGTCCCGATCAGCCTTGATGTCTGAGACGCCTTGCACATCTGGTTTGCGCTTTGCTCGGTCGTGGCAATCTTTTCCTTAAGCAAATATTCGATAAGCGCAGAGCGGCTGAGATAGGGCTTATCGTCCTTCACCTCTGCCTTCGAACCCCACCACGCATTTTGGAATATCTTTATAAAGTCGGTATGCTTCGACGCCTTCTTCCGCTCCGGTGGAGCCTCGCCTGGTACAACCACCACGCTCTTGACCGGATCACCGTCCTCATCAAACCAGTTGGGTATGACCACCTCAACCATGTCCATGTAGAGGGAGTGATCCGGCTCGCCGTCCTTCATCTTCTTGTTGGCAATCTTGAGCGGCTCGCCCTTCTTAGCAGGCAGGATGTTATACTCGACCTCAAGCGCGGCCTTCCAGCTTGATGATCCACGCGCACGATGCTGGGCCTCCTCTGAGACGCCCGTGTGGTGGACAAGGACCACCGTGCAGCCAAACTCGCGCCGCAGGGCATCGCAGGCATCGATCATGGTCTTCGCGTCCTGTGCGCTGTTCTCATCGCCAGCTAGGAAGCGATGCAGCGTGTCGATCACGATCACGATAGGCACCTCTGGCAGCGCCTTGATGTTCTCGACCACCCGCAGATAGCCTTCTGGCGTGTTCAGATCGCAGCCACCCTTAGACAGCCACATCTTAAACTTGCCAGCCTTATAGTTATGCTTCCACGCCGCCACGCGCCGCCGCATACCGTAGTGGCCCTCACCAGCCAGATACACGACCGGCCCTGACTTCTTGATGGCCTTGCCGTGCCATTGCTCCAAGCCGGTCGCGATGTGCAGGCACCAGTCCAGCACGACGAAGGATTTACCCGCCCCTGACGGCCCGTGGACCATCATAAGCGTGTCCTGCTCTATCCAGCCCTTGATAATCCAGCGAGGCGGCGCAGGCTGGTCCGAGAACTCGTTGGCATCGATCAGCCAGTCCTTGTTCGTCGGCTGTAGCAATATCTTGAGATCGCCGCCCTGAGCGACATAATCATTCGCATCACCGAGAATCGGCGGCATGACCACCCTTGCCCCGTGCTTGGCCGAGGCTTGATCGGCATATTTCTGGCCTGTCCCAGAGGCATCATTGTCCGCGACTATGACAATCTCTTGCCCTGCCCCGTATTTATCGCGCATCGAGCCGGTGACAGGCACCAAGTTCGACGCCGAGTAGGCGACAAAGCATGGTCGGCCTGTAACTTCGTGTATCGTCGCTGCCGTGGCAAAGCCCTCCGCCAGATATATGACACCGGCCTCATCTGTGGAGCCGATTACCCAAGAGCAGCCGCCGGTCTGTCCGCCGGAGTGATACAGCTTACCGCCATCCGCGTCGATGTACTGGAGCGAGGATAGGTCATTCTCTGGGGTGTAGAGAGGCACCATCAAGCGTCCGTCGCCCGTGACCCTCGCTCCTGACGGCGCTATGCCTTTTCGAACGAGGTATGGGTGGTCTGGGGACGCAGCCATGCCGGAAGACCAGATGGTCGAGACGGTTTCTGCCGCCACCTCTCTTGATCGGCGCGTCTCAGCGTCCCTGATAGCCCTTGCTTCAGCCAGACGCCGCGCATTTGCCATACGTTCTGCATCAGTCAAATCCCTTCCTATGTTGGCGACAAACGTGACCTCGACACCGGCCCGCCAGCACCCGAAGCGCCCTGCGGGTACCCCGTCGGGGAAAACGCAATACCAACCAGGCTTATCGTGACCGGCCTTACCCTTGGTCCCTGAGTTGAAGCGGTGCAGCTTGCCATCGAAGACAAGATTGGCTGGCGGGTTGATGTCCGCCTTCCTCATGGCCTCGGCAAGCTGAACCTCTGGAGGCTCTGGTTTAATCTCCTTCGGGGGCGACCAAGGGCCACCAAAAATATTGGATAGATCAGCCATTAAATTTGCTTTCGTTAATTATGGCGTTCGCGTTCCATACCTTGTCAGCGAGAAAGGCATCGCGGCGCATCATGTTCTCAATTACTGCTATTGAATGCAAGGCCGTTGTGTGATCTTGGCGACCGACTGAACGTGCAATGGCAAGAAAAGACGCATCAGGACAATGACGGCGCATCAAATAACATGCCGCCTGCCTCGCTCTTGCCACTTGCACATGGCGTTTATCGGATTTGATCTCGGCGATAGGCACACCGAACGACTGCTCAACCGCCTTCAGAACGGTCGCCATAAAAACCCTTGGTGCCTTCCGCATATGTGGCGGAGTGTAAAATTTGGGGAGCATTATAATTTCCTTAATCGAATAAATCTAATTTCTGCTGTGCCTTTTCAATGGCCTCGCAGGCTATGTCAAAATGCTTCGGATCGCTTTCTATGCCTATGAACTTTCGACCGGCTTTTACGGTCGCAACGCCAGTTGTCCCGCTGCCCATAAAAGGGTCTAGCCAACTTTGGCAGTCAGCCCACTCGCAAAGTACATTTATCAAGGCCTGCGGCTTCCCCCATGCGCCCAGAGGGCCACGCATGTTTCGAGGGTAGATCAAAACGCTGTTAAGATGCTTTCTTGGCTTGCTTGTGTAAATTCGCGGTCCAAGCCGATCCTTGCCAATCGCAGAGTTGCCCTTCTTGCCGGTCTTAACCTCCTGCGCTTCCCCGCAGGCGGCATCACCAAGGTCACCATAAACGTAAATATAATCGTGAGTGATCCGAGGCAGATTTGGGCTTACCCATCGACCATCCGCAAAATGCCAAACCAGTTCGCTTCTGGGCTTGCCCAGCTTTTTCTCAACGATCTGCCTGCTTTTAGGATTGCAGAAGGCAATGCATGTTGAGAATTCTGGAGCGTCGAATTTGTCCCAATTCTCAAAGGGAGGGTCGAGAAGCAGGCCATCAGCCTTTGGCAGGCTTGGCAATACCTCTCGACAGTCGGCTAGATACAAAGTCGCATTTCCTATTATTATTGGCTGGTTCATATCAATCATGCCCCGCCAAATATTCTGAAATCCTTTGGAGGGTCAGCAGCGTTGGGTTCGTGTTTGCACCGCTGCGGATGTTTCGAAGGGTGTTCGCATGGATGCCAGTTTTCTCGGCTACACGGGCCAAATTCCTGTCCATTAATGCCTCTCTAATTTTAGACAGTTCCAACATAAATTCTCCTTTTGTTTAATTTCAACATTAGGGGCTTTACATTCGCATTTTCTGTCTGTAAATACCCTTTCTGTGCCGACCGGATGTCCGACTGGCACATAGGAGAAAACATTATGGCTATTAACCTTAAACGCACCGGAGGCTTGTCCGCCAACGGCGTGAAATTGCTTGTCTACGGACAATCGGGCGCAGGCAAGACCTCGCTCATTCGCACCCTTCCGAACCCTGTCGTTCTTTCGGCTGAAGGCGGTCTCCTTTCGATCCAAGACGCCGACATCCCGTTCATCGAGATCAAGACGATGGACGATCTGACCGAGGCTTACAAATGGTGCAAGGAAAGCGCCGAGGCATCCGAGTTCCAGTCCGTCGCACTAGACTCGATTTCCGAGGTCGCCGAGGTTGTTCTTAACCATGAGAAGAAGCTGACCAAAGACCCGCGCCAAGCCTATGGCACGCTTGCCGAGCAGATGACCGACATTATCCGCGCTTTCCGCGACTTGCCCAAAAAGCATGTCTACTTCAGCGCCAAGATGGAAAAAGCCCAAGATGAGCAGGGCCGCGTCCTGTTCAATCCAGCCATGCCTGGTAAGTCATTGACGCAGGGCATCAGCTACTTCTTCGATGAAGTTCTGGCGCTGCGTGTCGAGCGTGACGCTGAAGGCAAGAACCAGCGCGCCCTGATGTGCGACACCGACGGCCTGTGGCTCGCCAAAGATCGCTCTGGCAAGTTGGACCCTTGGGAAGCGCCGGACCTTGGCGCGATCATCGCTAAGATCGGGGGTGGGGTGTGAATACCCTATTCTTCGACTGGATCGACGCCAAGGGCCGCGAGCAGGATGCTATTGCCGAGCGCCGCAGGATCGAGGACCAGATGGTCAAGGAGTTTGGCTGGGAGTTCTATAACGAAAACGTCCATACCTTTGATCGTGATAATTATATCATCAAGGTAACATCGCGCATTGACCGCAAGGTCGATAGCGAGAAACTACAAGAGATTGCCCGCGAAAATGGGCTGTCTGATCATCTCTCCAGCCTTTTCCGGTGGAAGCCGGAAGTTAACATGTCGGCATGGAAGGCCGCTGACGGTTCTATCACTAGCCCATTGCTGGACGCCATTACGTCCAAGATGGGTCGGCCTTCATTCAATATCGTAAGAAAGGAAGTTTAATTATGGCATTTCTCGGAGAATCTTTTGACGTTAACGCTTTGCCCGACGGCAAGTCCTATGATCTGGTGCCGGAAGGCTGGTACAAGGCCGCTATTGTGAAGTCGGAACTGAAGGATACGACAGCAGGCACCGGAAAGAAGATCGATATCCGGTTTGACATCACTGGTCCAACGCATGAGGGCCGTGCGATCTTCACCGCGATCAATATCCGCAACCCAAGCCAGCGCGCCGAGGAAATTGGACGCCAACAGCTTGGTGAGATTATGCGCGCCATTGGCCTGTCACAGGTTCAGGACAGCGACCAGCTTGTCGGCGGTCAACTCCAGATCAAGGTCAAGGTGCGTGAGCCGTCCGCAGAGGATAAGGCTAAGGGCTACACGGAGAGCCGGAATGAGGTTGCTGGCTATAAGTCTGCCAGTGCGTCCGCATCGCCAAGCATTGCTGCTCCGGCGGCATCAGCAGCCCCGAAAGCACCTTGGGAAACCTAATATAAAAATACCCCCGCTGGCGTCGAACCGGCGGGGGTAATTAGTCTGAAGGAGAGTAGGAATGCAACTACCCGAACCGATGCATAGTATATCGAGCCTGATCGATCAATATCATTCAGACAGGCAGGAGCCGCCGCGCCCGCACATGGGCTGCTCGCTTCTTGGTCATAAGTGCGAAAGATACCTATGGCTCAACTTCCGTTGGGCCGTGGTCGAGAAATTTGACGGGCGTGTCCTACGCCTGTTCCGCCGTGGGCATAACGAGGAAGAGACGATCATCTCCGACCTTCGCTCGATTGGCATTGACATCCGCTCCAGCCAGCGCCGCGTTGATTTCGGGAGCCATGTGTCTGGTAGCCTTGACGGCGTGATCGAGAAAGGCGTCCCAGATGCCCCCAAGGCCCGCCATGTGGCCGAGTTCAAGACGCACTCGAAGAAATCATTTGATGACCTTCTCAAGCACGGCGTCGAGAAATCCAAGTCCATGCACTTCACCCAGATGCAAATCTATATGCACGGCACCGGCATTATGCGGGCGCTGTATGTCGCGATCTGCAAAGACGATGACAGGCTCTATACCGAGCGCGTAAAATACGAAAAGGCCGTCGCTGAAGCCGCCATTGAGCGCGGCAAGGGCATTGCCGTGTCAGATCGTATGCCGGAGCCTATGCCCAATGGTAGCCGTGACTGGTTTGAATGTAAGTTCTGCCCAGCCCATGCATTCTGCTGGAAGGAAGAGCCGACCAAGCAAGTCAGTTGCCGCACATGCGCCCATGCCACACCGATGGCAAATTCGACATGGCGTTGCGAGCGGCACGAAGCTGACGGCATCCCTGTCGAGTTCCAGCGCAAGGCCTGCGACGATCATGTGATACATCCCGATCTGGTGCCTTGGCCCATGACCGGCTCCGAAGATGGTCTGCATGTGACATGGGATATTAATGGCCGGAAGATTTTGAACGGGCCAGACGGCTACAAGAGCCGCGAGATAATTGCCAACGCCGCTGCCTGCGGCGATCCTATGATTGAGGCGGCTAAGGCTGCTTTCCCTGATGCGGAGATTATAAAATGAATGCTACGTGGCGTGAGAGAAACGAAACAGAGGAAGACCTCAAAAGAGAAAGGGATGCCGAGAAGCAAATATTCGAGAAATTCGGCATGGTCTGTTTGAAACTGGGGGAGGTAAAATATCGCGTCGATTGGGCGCTTTGCAAAGACGGAAACTTCTCTGCTTGGGGAGAATATAGATACCGAAATGTGCGCAGAACCCAATACGAAACCTTTATAATGGCATCAGATAAATGGCATCATTTGAAATGGCTTTCAGACATGTCAGGACACCCATCGCTGCTGTTTATTGAGTGGGTGGATGACGGCTTATTTTGGATAAACTGCTCAAAAATAGAAGCCGAAAATATAAGATATTTTATCGGCGGGAACAGTGTCCGAGGACAAAACGGAGACATCGAGCCGATGGTCCACATACCAATAGAATTTTTTAATAAGGTTTAAGACAATGCTAAGACCCTACCAACAGCGCGCCATAGACGAACTATACGCATGGTTCCGCGCCAACCCCAAAGGCAACCCATGCCTTGTGCTGCCGACAGGCTCTGGCAAGAGCCACATTGTCGCGGCCTTGTGCAAGGACGCCTTATCCAACTGGCCCAGCACCCGCGTCCTTATGCTGACGCACGTCAAGGAACTGATCGAGCAGAACGCAGAGAAGAGCGCGAGCATTGGCGCAATGCACCTATGGGCGTTTATTCGGCCAGCATAGGCAAGCGCCAGTTAGGCGAGCCGATCACGTTTGCAGGCATCCAGTCTGTGCGGACCCGCGCCAGCCAGTTGGGCCATATCGATCTGATCGTGATCGATGAGTGCCATCTGGTCAATCACAAGGACGAAGGAAGCTACAGGAAACTGATCGCCGATCTGCGCGCCATCAATCGCAATCTGCGGGTCGTTGGCCTCACCGCTACGCCATACCGATTGGGTTTTGGTCTGATCACTGATGGTACAGCCCTCTTCCACGATCTGATCGAGCCTGTGTCCATCGAGGAGTTGGTCTACAAGGGCTTCCTGTCGACGCTCCGATCAAAGGTGACTGAGACGCACTTCGACCTGTCTGGCGTTCATAAGCGCGGCGGCGAGTATATCGAGGGCGAGTTGGCCCTGGCGGTCGACACCGACGATAATAATTCTGCCGTGGTCAGTGAGGTAATTAGGCTGGCCGGTGATCGCAAGGCATGGCTGTTCTTCTGCTCTGGCGTCCGCCATGCGCGCAACATCGCTGCCCTGCTCAATGCCTATGGCATTCCAGCCGCCTGCATTACGGGCGACACGCCAAAGGCCGAGCGGGCGCAGATTATCGCCGACTACAAAAGCGGCAAGTATCGGGCGCTCACCAACGCCAATGTGCTTACGACCGGCTTCGACTATCCCGACATCGATCTGATCGCCATGCTCCGGCCCACTATGTCCGCCAGTCTGTATGTGCAGATGGCAGGACGCGGGATGCGGGTCAAAAGCCACACCGATCACTGCTTGGTCCTCGACTTTGCCGGTGTGGTCGCGCAGCATGGTCCGATCACTGCGGTCAAGCCACGCTCTCCGAAACAAAGGGAGGACGGCGAGAAAGGTGAAGCGCCGGTCAAGATATGCGATAACTGCGCCGAACTGGTCGCGATCAGCGCCAAGGAATGCCCTGCCTGCGGGATGGCGTTCCCAGAGCCTGAGAAAAAGAAACTGAAGCTACACGACGATGACATTATGAAAGTGGAAAATTATGAATTGGAAGTTCGATCCTGGCGTTGGTTCAAGCATACGTCTCGCGCAAGCGGCATGGATATGCTGGCGGTTAGTTATTACGGCGGCCTTTCTGACCCTATCGTCACCGAGTATATAACGATCCTGCACGATGGCTATGCGGGCCAGAAGGCGCGTCGGACAATTGGTCAGATCGCTCACGCAGCCGGTGTGGCTCTACTGCCGGATGAGCCACTAGATAACTTCGCCAAGCGCCTGTACGACGGCAGGATGCCCAGCAAGATCGTCTTCCGCCGCGACGGAAAATATCACCGCGTATTAGATAGGGTATGGGAACATGAAGCCGCAGAAGCCTGATGACTTGGCCTTCTGGGAAGGTCCGCCGCCCCAGTATTGCCATAATTGCGATCACTATTCCAAGCAGGGCGCTTGCCTTTTGTTCAAAATGAAGCCACCAGATGAGTGGGTGAACAAACGGGACGCCTGTAATAAGTGGCAATGGTGGGTGCCTTTCTGATGACAAAAGAGATTATTCCGTCCGAGCATTTTGAGCAGCGCGAAGTCGTTAGCTGGTTCCGCAAGAAATATAAGGGGATCAGGATATTCGCCATCCCCAACGGAGGCTATCGCGCCCGATCTACCGCAGCCAAACTTAAGGCCGAGGGCGTCTCTCGCGGCGTCCCCGACCTATTCGTACCCCAGTGCAATCTATGGATCGAAATGAAGCGGACCAAGGGCGGTCGCCTGTCACCAGAGCAGCGTGACTGGATGGAGTATCTGCGGAAGGTCGGCAACACCGTCCTGGTGTGCCACGGAGCCGAAGACGCCAAAAACCAGATCGATGAGGTCATGAAAGATTTTTCTTGACTGTGTGTTTTGGCACATTATGAATAGGGGATATTAAGTAGGAGTAAGAAACATGACCGAAAATGAAATTCTAGAAGCAGCATCCAAGCTGTTCGCCGACCTTGACGCCGTCACAGTGCGCAAAAAACTCATCGACGCCGAGATTAAGCGCCTGTGCCACGAATATGATCGTGCGAGCCGGTGCTGGGGCTTCCAGCCCTATCATCTGCGCCGTGCATGTGAGGCCCGTGGGTTTATGGAGATTGCGGCATGAAATTGAGAGATATGAGCGATAAAGCTATCGCCAAAATTTACCGCTCTAATAAGATGCACATTTCTACAGCTTCGACAGCCAAGCACGGCACAATATTATCAGTGCCTCACAATGGTAGGCGAATAGCTATGCAGGCCAAGCCAATCGCGCCAGTAGCTGATTACGATGCGTGGCTTTGGAGCCGAAACCGTTTTAGGCGGGAAGGCCGTTGCACTGGTGCCAAAATACGTCGGATTGTCATTATGCGTAGGCAAGGTTCGACTTGGAAAGAGTGCGGTGAAGCCGTGGGCATAACAGGTGGATGTGCCAAAGAGTGGGTAGAGTTTCTACCTTTTGATTTGTCAGTTTAAGGAGACCGCAGCAATGACTGACAGCCTTAGCCAGTACTGCACCAACTGCGAGGCACAGGCCAAGACCATCGAAGCCCTGCAAGCCGACAATGCGAAAATGCGTGAGGCTTTGGGCTGGTTTCTAAACGACAGCCGCTTTGTGGTGCAAGTCGGCGGCAATCCGTATGTGGTTCCGCAGATGATTGAAGCCGCCCAAGCAGCACTACAGGAGACAGGACAATGACAATACTTACAAAGAATTTTGCTGACATGAAGGCTCAAGTGGAAGCCCACGTTAAGGCCGATCAAG